TTTGTACAGTACCGTCTTTTTCCTTGATTGCTGCAATTAAGTCTACATAATAGTTATGTACTTTGTGATCAACATCATTATAATACGGTACAACAATACCTTCACTAACCCATGCTGTTACATTTGAACTTTTATCAAAAAACAAGAAAAAATCTCTTTCTAATGCAGATCTATACACAGGATTATTCGTACCCATATATTTATTTTTATTAATAGGTGTGTAAATTCCCTGGTGCCACTTGTTATTTTTAGGGTACCCCATATACTATATTTACTTTATGCTCGTTCCTCAAAATTTTGTAATTCAGACGTTTTTTCAATATACTAAACGTCCTACATACAGAAAGACTACTAACACGTATGCCGGGGAATGTCCATATTGCCACGAAGGTAAAAGTGCGGGTAAAAAACGTAGATTCTTTTATATACCGGAAGACGATCATTTGTTTTGCCACAATTGCGGTGAAAGTAAAAACGGATTAGAGTTTGTAAAAGAACAAACTCATATGTCTGTAAGTGAAATATTAGCTGAATCAGGCAGTCATGCAGATACTATTGAAGACTTAATTAAAAAGTCAGATTTTTATAAGAAAGCTAACCCTAATCCTTTACCCTACGATAGTATTAATTTATTTGATAGTAATCAGGTATCGTTTTATAAAGAGAACCAGGTAGTTAAGGATGCTCTTGAGTTTATCACTAAGAGACGTTTAGACACCGCAGTTAATAGACCTAAATCATTATGGATCAGTCTAACTGATATGACTCATAAAAATAGAGTGGTATTCCCGTTCTATAATACAGAAGGTAAAATAGTAACATATCAATCAAGAGCTTTATACAGAGAGGATGAAGACAAAGCCAAATATCTTACTAAAACAAATAGTGAAAAAGGAGTGTTTAACTTAGATAAAGTTTCTTCTGATATAGATTACATCTTTTTACAGGAAGGGCCTATTGATGCTATGTTTTTACGTAATAGTGTAGCGTTAGCTGGTATACACCCTACTGAAGAACAGCTTGAAATGTTACAAAAAGCGTACCCTATGCATAATTTAATTTATGTGTTAGATAACCAATGGGTAGACAAGACTTCTTATAAAGTAACTAAGGAACTCTTAGATAAAGGAGAGTCTGTGTTTATTTGGCCTAAAGAATATAATCGGTACAAAGACTTAAATGAACTTTGCATAGTACAAAACAAAGATGAAGTATCCCACGCTATTATTACACAGAATACCTATATAGGTATGAAAGGTCTAATACAGTTTTCTCAGATTAAGAGACCAGTTTAACGAGTCGTAATTTTGCTGGTAGCGTCGTGAATTTTCTTACCAGAACTTGTTACAACAGTCTTAAACAGCTCTGCTAAACCGCGAAGATTTTCAGCTAACTTAGTAATACGTTTTTCTTCACGGCGAACAATACCCTTAAAAGGAATAGAGTTGCGCATTTCTAATGCATTAATTTGAGCATTTAAACTGTTATCATCAACACCATTAATAAATGTTGCCATGTCGTCAAGCTTCTTAATCCACTCACGTGCTTTAGCAACACCTTCTGTATCAAGTTTGAGAGAAGGGTTTGAAGCAGCGTCAAAAGCTGCAGGATCTGTGTTAGGACTTAAAGATTTGTTCCATGCTGCTTGAGATTTTTCATCATCAGATGGCTCAGCGGTAGGAGCTGGTTTAGCTGCAGGTGGATGGGCTGGTTTAGCTTCCATACCTAAAGCTGCCCCGAAAGCATTTTCTGCAAGTGCTTTAGCTACATCTTCTTTTTGTACATTTTTAGCAAATTGTGCCATGTGCTTCATGTGCGGGTTTTTGCTATGTAAAGCTTTATTTAATTTTGTAGCAGGAATTTTTTCTCCTTGCGGAACATGCAAAGCTTTATGTAAACCGCCTTTTTTAACATGAGCATGTTGAATCCATTTCGGATCGTTTTCTTTTACAGGAAACTCTTTACCACCCAATTCAAAAGTATCTTTACCAGCTGCTTTAGCTTGCTGATCTTTAAAATGCATCACCCCAGCACCTTCTTTGTCCAAAGTTTTATTTTTTTCCTTGACTGGAAACGTTTTATCGCCTAATTTAAATGAATCTTTACCAGCTTTTTTAGCTTCAACATCCTTTAAATGCATAATACCAGCATTGTTTTCTTTATCTAAAGATTCACTAAATGCGTCTTGGAACAAATTCTTCATATACATTATTTACTACTTTTCTATTGAATTTCTATAAATCTACACTATTATAACTATATGTCAAAAGCATTAGTCATATTATCAGGCGGTATGGATAGTACCGTATTATTACATTATGTAACTAAAACACTTAAATACGATGAAGTATACGCAGTTACATTTAATTATGGTCAGCGGATTGCCCGAGAAATTGAATGTGCAAAGTTTCAAGCTAAAGCTTGTAATGTAAAAGAGCATAAAGTCATTAATATGGATTTCTTTAGAGATATTTCTACAATGTCTGCTTTAACTAATACAGACCTTAAGATACCAAAAGCTAAAGATGATGTTGGTAATGCTCAACCTTTAAGCTATGTTCCGTTCAGAAACTTATTACTACTAACAAGTGCAGCTGGTTGGGCCGAATCTATTAATGCACAAGACTTGTTTTATGGGGCAGTAGAAACCGATGACTTTAGCGGTTATTGGGACTGCACCTCAATATTTCTAAATAAGGTTAATGACATTTACGGTCTTAATCGCAAAAATACTATTAAAGTTAATGCACCGTTTATGCGCTATTCTAAAGAAGAAGTAATTAAGACCGGTATTGACTTACAGGTAGACTTCAGACAAACACACACCTGTTATGAGGGTACTGACCCAGCTTGCGGGGAATGTGTATCATGTGCAGCACGTATTAAAGGTTTTATTGACAACAAAGCTATTGACCCTATTAAATATTCACGTAATATACCATGGGAACGATACGACTGCAAACCTTTAACCTATTTAACATAACATGTGCGGCATAGCTGGTTCAAAATATAAAGATAAAGCTTTTAACTTGTACAAAGATAATCTTGCAAGAGGTTATTATAGTTCAGGTGCATTAACATTAGACTCTAATGATCAATATCACATACATAAAACTGAAGGTATTTTTAACGAACCTATAGACTGTTTTAACCCGCCGGGTATAGACACTCATGGTCGTTACTTTTTATATCATTCTCGTGGCCCTACTGTTGAAACAAAATCATTTGAAGCAATTAACAATCACCCGTTCACATACGGTGATTGGATAGTAGCTCATAACGGTATTATCAGTAATTTTGAGAGTTTATGTAGAGAGTATTTTCCTGACGAAGATTTTACCGGTAGGACAGACAGCTGTATTATACCGCGTATGTTAGAAATTAAATTAAAAGTTTCAGAAGCTATGGAATCTCTTAAAGGTACATACGCTATATGGGCTTTTAATAACAAACACAAGAAAACTTACTTAGCCAGAAGTGCGAGTACATTATTTGCTAATCCGGTTACAGGGTGTTTTTCGTCTACCGAGTTTGAAGGCAGCGAATCCTTAAATGAGGGGATTGTTTATGCAATACAGGATTACGATTGCATAGTACCAGCAGGAAGATTTAAACATAAGTCTCCGTACTTTATATTCTAAATATAAATATGGCCACAAAAAAATCCGTTACCGACCGTAATACAGCTATAGACTATATTAACAGAGATATAGTAAATGTAAAAGAAGATCTTGCTAATATAAGTAAGATTGTAAGGGATGGAAATGGGCACCCAAGTTTAATGCAGCAAGTAGCAACTATTAATAATGATATTACACATTTAAGAGCTGAAATAGAGGGTAGGTTTGGGGAAACCCGAGACTTAATGGAAGTATACCATAATGAAATGTATTCTGCTATTAATAAATGCGATGCAAAACACCAAAAACAACAAGGCTTGCATTGGCATATGCAAACAGCTATTTGGGTTGCATTAATAAGTAGTGTTACTGATTTATTAATACATTTTTTCGGTAAATAGTAGTAGATTTATTTTTATAAACCTTTATACTGTAAGCACTATATGAAAGGCTTACAGCTAAACACAGAAGAAAAACAACTCCTAGTAGAATCACTATTGTTTACAGCTCATTGTGATGTGTGTTCAGACCACACCGTTACCCATCGCAAGCGCTTGCTTGAATTAGCAGAAAAAATTAATGATAGAAATAACAAGCTACACAATATTTATCTGTATTCTACCGGGGTAACTGAAGACACTTCAGTTAATGAACTAACTCGTAGGTTTCCTAACATACCTTTAGAAACTGTTATTCAAGACTAATGAACGTATATATCGGTTTTTGTTCTACTGCAGCTTCTTATTCAGATCTTAAGAATAAAAGCAAATACACCATTGTTAATAGTGAAAACTTAGATAGTGTTAAAATTGTTAACGGTACTTTTAATAACAAAACCGCTATCGCTAAAGTATATAACTCTTTTATTGACACTTACAAGAATGAAGATTGTGTGTTAGTGTTAACACATGATGATATTGTTATAACTGATAAAAACTGGACAGGTAAACTACATCAAGCACTTGAAAAGTACGACGTAGTGGGGTTAGCAGGTGGATTGAACCCAAAAATACAACCACCAGTGTTATGGCATATAATGTGTCCCAAGGAAGACTTAAAAGGCAGTGTTAACCATGTTGATTTTAACAATAATAATGTGTTTAACACACATTTTGGTAAAAACGGTAGAGTAGCCCTCTTAGACGGTTTGTTTTTAGCGTTTAACCCTAAAAAAATATTTGAAGCCGGGGTTAAATTTGATGAAACATGCCCAGCTAAGTTTCACTTTTATGATTTAGACTTTAGCCTACAATGTAATAAAGCTAAATTAAAATTAGGTACTACAAATATCGCAGTTACCCATGCTTCACCAGGTTTGAGAAACTATACAGAAGAATTTAACTTGGGGCAGGATTGGTTTTTAGTTAAAACAAGATCTGGAGCTTATTAAAATTTATACTATAATTTAACTTATGATTATTACAGACCAAAATATATATAACGGAGACTTTATTCACAAACGTTTTGCTTACAAGTACTTTAGAGACAAAACTCTGGCTGTGGGTAATATTGTTAGTTATGTAGCTCCTGTAGAGGTTACATTAAACCTTATTGACTTAGAAGATTCTTTAGAAAAAGACTATATCTATAGTGATTCTATGATTAATTTCTGCTGGGAAATACCTAACTTAGACCCGTTCGGTGCGGTATGTTTTCAGCGCTTGTTTAATACAGCAATTGCTAATATCTTACACGCCTATATCAAGAAACCTATTGAAATGAAGGGCGATGACTTGATCGTACACGCTGAACATAATCAAGGCGGTATTGTACAACAAAAAGGTAAAGCTTCTGTTAGTATTACATACTCTAAAGACAATGTAGCTATTGGACATACCGGTATTAATATTAGCGCAGGTAAAAAAGCTCCTGCTTTTGCGTTTAGCACTAATTTAAAACCTGAAGACGCTGAAAAATTCCAAGTACAAGTGCATCAGCAATTTTATCAAATGGTAGACAACATTTTTGTTGCTACTGCTAAGGTAATTGTTTAATGTTTGACTATTTAAACAAGATTCTTTATAAAGCTAAAGAATCTGATATTAGTAATCTTAATGAGGATAAGGAATTTCAACCATTCCTTATCCAGCGTTGGTGTTCTATGCATTCAACACCAGTTGCACAGATTATTAATGATACTACTAATAGATATTGGGGATGTTACGAAAATAATAAAGACTGGTACGTAGCATTAAAAACTGTTATCCCTAATTGTAAGTTTAAGAGAATCAGTTATATTAAAAAGTCTAAAAAAGAAGCAATTAAAAAGAATACTGAAAACATTAGAAAGGTTGCCAATAACCTTGAAATCTCTGTCAGAGAAGTAAATCAGTATATAGAGCAATTTAATTTACAAATACCAAATGAAGAAAAATCTACAACATAAAATTGAGCGGGATATTAAACGGAGTGGTTTAAGCCGTTCCGAACAGCATAAAGCACTTGAAGCTAACGAACAAGTTGAAACAGATAACACAAAAGGTTTGGTAAGACTTGAAAATTATCTTGGTTCAGACTTAAATCTTACAGATTGGACTCTTACGTCTTTGTTAGACGACCTTTTAATGTGTCAATTTGCGGATTGTAACGAAGATAACACTGAAATTATGAGAGAAGGTATCTTTGTACCTGCTAACGTAGTGCAATCTGCTTGGCGTGTAGCTAAAGTTATTATTGCCGGGCCGCGATGCAAAACCAAAGTAGGAGAACATGTTATATTTCCGAGTAACTTTGGTTTAAAATGCGCTAAAATGAACGGATTAAAAAACATTGTGTTTCTCAACGAAGAACGTATTTTTGGTAGAGCTATGCCTAATACTAAGTAATATGGATGTCGCCAGACACATTAATACGAATATTAAACACCCATGCTGTTGAATTAAAATTCACCAGACGTAGACCTTTACCCGGTAACGAATTTAGAAGAATGTTTGCCACTAACGATACAAATTTACTCAACAGTGTGCCAGGTCGCTTAGCATTAAATTTTCACGGAGCCCCTAAACATTTAAAATTCAGTCCGGAGCAAAAAGGATTAGTAATGACCTGGGATATTTTTATGCAAGACTTTAGGTTGGTTCCTGCTGAAAGTGTTGAAGTCGTAAGAGTGATCAAGACAACCCCACCAGACGAATTCTGGGAATATTTTAACCGAGTACTATCTAAGATGCCAGAATCTCAAAAAGTGGCATTTATGCACACATGACCGACAATATTGACAATTTACTCAAACCTTTACTACAAAAAGAGGTTACCTTTAACTTTAAGCATAAAACTTATAAAAGTGGCAAACTTCTTTTGTATAAACTATCAGGCAACTACCTTTCTTTTATGTTGGTTAATGAAAAAAAGAAAGAAACATTTGAAATACCATTTCCTTACTCAGCTGAAGAGAATAAAGGCAAAGTAAATTTTGATTATAGGTTAGAAACGTTAGCTGAAAACGACTTTGATTTGTTAATTGCCCTTAAGGGAGTAACTAAAGTCAAAAATAGTCGGTTTTATGATAGCGTGTTGACGATTTCGGCCTTGTAAAATTATAAAGGTACTGTATACTATACCTTTAAATAAATGAAGTTAGCAAAACCATTGATTAGTTACTTTCCTACTGGTAGTACGCCTCGCGAACACCAAATTGCTGGGTTAAACCAGATAGATGAAGCAATAAAGTCTGGTGCTAAATTCATTGTAGTACAAGCACCTACCGGTTCGGGTAAATCATTTTTTAGTAAAACACTATCCAACACTACTAATGAAGCAGACTCAGAATATGCAAAATTAGTTAATAATTATCAAGCGTTTGATAAAGATTTCCCACCTGTTTTTAATCGTTTTCCTAATCACGGGTTATTTGCTTTGACTACTACTAAGGCGTTACAAGATCAGTACGGTGATTTGTTTGAAGATAGTACAATTTTTAAAGGTAAAACCAATTATCAATGTGAAATTGATGATAGTTTTACAGTAGATCAAGCACCATGTGTTATTTCACCTAATCAAAAGAAAAGCTGCTGGAATAACTGTACCTGTCCGTACTACGAGATGCGTAATGAAGCGTTAATTGATAAATTTACTGTTTTAAACTACGCGTCTTTCTTTAATTTACCCGATCATGTCAAGAGACGTCAAATTATTGTGTGTGATGAAGCTTCAGAACTGGAAGACGAAATCGTAAAAAACTTTTCTGCTGTAATCAACTACAAGTCTTTAGCGTATCTTGATGTAAAATACGAAAAACTCACCACTGAAACACCTAAAAAAGTTTTAGGGTGGTTGTTAGACGTGCAAGGCTCGGTAGAAGACGCTATTGATAGTTTTAATGAGCGTTCACGTTTTGAGAAAAACAAGATTGAACTGGGTAAACAAAGACAGCGTAAAGATCTTTGCGATGCTATCAAGCATACTATTAACCACTGGGACGATGCGCAGTATATTGTTGAAAAAGACGCCGAAAAAGTCATTGTAACACCGTTAAAAATTGATAGACTCACTCATTGCTTATTTGATTTTGCCGAGGTCATCGTTTTAATG